AGGCGGCAATGCGTTTCATAATCGGATTGTTGCGCTGCGCCAGAAATATCCAGAGCATAAAAACGTCAAGCTGGCTGTCAGGCCGTCGCCTGTCAATTTGCTTGATCCTAATGCCGATCTGGAAAAGCTGGCCAAGCTGGTGCGCGAAGTATCACGCAAGCATGGGCCGGTGCGCATGATTGTGGTGGATACATTATCGCGCAGCATGGCGGGCGGCAACGAAAATGCGCCTGATGATATGACGCGGTTTATAGGCAACGTGGATGCGCTGCGACAAGTAACGCTGGCGCATATTATGATCGTGCATCATAGCGGCAAAGATAAAGCAGCGGGTGCGCGTGGCCATTCAAGCTTGCGCAGCGCAACGGACGCTGAAATTGAGCTAGACCATGACGCGGAGACTGGCATCAGGTACGCGATAGCCACAAAGCAGCGCGACATGGAAACCGGCGCAAGGTTTGATTTTGTGCTGGACGTTGTTGAATTAGGGCAAGACGAAGACGGCGATGCCGTCACGACTTGCACCATATCAGAGGCCAGCGCAGAGCAAATAGAAGAAGCCAGCAAGCCAAAGATAACCGGCAAAAATCAGCTATTGCTCAAGCGGTGCTTTACCCAATTACGCGGTGAACGCGTCGGGCAGCCAAACCCAGCGGGCGCAGGATTTCCAGAAGCAAGCGCCTACTGGACGATTGACGAAGAAGTTTTGCGGGATCATTTCAAGGGCAAAATTACCGGCGCAAGTAATCCTTGGCAGTCGTACACAAGGGCGCTTGATGCGCTAATTGCAGGTGGTCATGCGGTGCAAAATGAGGGTTTAGTGTGGTTTACGGCAAAAGATGGGCGCGTGAAGGATTAGGCGGCAAAAATAAACGGCTTAACATTTAGTAACGTTTTGCGGGTTCAATGAAATCAATAGGTTAGGCGTTAAAATGGTAGTGAATGTTAGTAAATGTTAAGTCTATGTTAATAACTTTGGCTAAATGCTCTGCTAACTACCATTCTTAACAAAACCCTATAGGGTTGTTAAGAATGGTAAGTGATGCATAGCTGCGGTTTTGCCAAGGTAAAATTTAGATGGATAAAAAGGGTTTGGAAAAATGGTTGGATCGTATGCTTGCCGAGGGTAAAGCGGTGGCATATCCTTGCGGGCATTTTGTCGGGCGTGAATGGTGCAGGTCATTTGATGAAAAGCTGGCGAGCTGCTCAACGCTTGCCGAATTGGAGGGGTTCGCCAACCGGCGCAGGTTTGATCCAAACTTGCCGCGCTGGACGGCAGCAGAGCGCGCGGAAATACTCAAGCGCAAAATTAAATTGGAAAAGGGAAAACGAAAATGAACGCAGACACAATACGCGGCAAGGTTCTGGCGAAAGCGGGAACGCTGGTGCATGGATCGAGAAACAGGGATTACGGGCCACCGGAGGAGAATTTTCAAAGAACGGCGGTAATGTGGAACGCGTACATTGCGGGAAAGGAAACGCTAACCGCGTCGGACGTGTGTATGATGATGGGCTTGCTCAAGATTAGCCGCGTGTCGCATCAAGTAGACGCGGATGGTTTCGTGGATTTGGCAGGATATGCTGCGCTTGGCGCGGAGTGTGCTGGGATAGATATGGATGATGGAGATTGGAAGCCCGTAGAGGGGCCATAGAGGCGCGAAACGATGCGTCGGGCTAGGGTGGGTGCTGAATTGGGTTTATGCGGCTCTGTTCGCGGTTTTATGGGGCTTGATCTTTGGGCTGTTCTGGCCTAGTTTTTGACAAGCGCGGTTTCCTCCCTGTTCGCGCTTGTCGCTCCTTGATTTGCTCTTTACCTCATATCAGCGACATACTGGACCATGTAAGGCAAAAGCTTTGCATGGTCTTTTTTTTGGGATAGCGTGGGCAAATGATAAAGCTAACGCTGATAATGCCGATAGAAAACGACGACGAAGCGGAAGCGGAATTGGACGCGTTGGCAGAATATATTGAAGAACGCCTAACCGACGGGTCAAGCGTTCAACAAATTGCGCAAAGTATGGTAGAGGCTTTGGCAGGCTTGGCTGACGATGACGTCAGCGCAATGCTGCATTAATCAGACTTTGCCGGACGTCCGCGCGGCGCAGGCGGCCATTTGACATCATGCTCAGCAAAGCGCTCAAGCTGCCAGTCGCTCGGCTCTACATCAAAGAACATATGTTGCAAATCATGATAAGCGCTTTGCAGCTTGGCAACGTCCGAAACGTAAAGATCATTGCACTCGTTAAGCATCCACACGCAATTTTGCATTGCGTCAAATGATTTTTGCAGCGCGTCGCGTTGATCTTCTTGCAATGCGTCAAGAAACTTTTTACGCGCTGCCATGCGGTTCGCTTGGTTCTGGTAGGTTTGCTTTTCGTTAGACATGATTAGACTCCTGTTTTGACGATGGTTGCGATAATTGCCGCAATGATTGGCGCGGCAAAGAGGATAATGCCGCCCGCGATGTCATGCGGGCGAATTGATTTAATAATTGCGGTAAGCTCGGGGCGGGTCATCTTAGATACTCCGGACCGGTCCATCTGACCCAAGAAAAGTTTTCTTCAATGACATTGCCTCTCGCCTTGTTCTTTGCTGGCGTTGACCAGCTCGCTGCTTTTAATATGTCGCCGCGCTTAAACTTTGGGTCATCGCTAGAATTAACTATAAATCCCCAAGCAGAGCCGCCATTGCGCTCTGTTATTTTGATATATTTTTTGCCAGCCTTATAGCCTAGCTGTTCGCAATGCGCTGTTATGTTGTCTTCGATGCGCTGCGCATTGCTTTTGTCTGATTTTATCCAGCGTCTTTGCGATCTTGCAAAATCTGCTTTTATCGCGTCGAGTAGTTTTTCTAATTGCTTTTCCATATCACACTGCTTCCCGAATTGAATCGAGGGTTGCGCAACCGCGAAACGTGCCAATCGTAACGTCAACTTTTTTGCCGATAAAGTTTTCTGCTTTATAAGCAAGCATGCTGTTTGCTGGTGTGCGAAAGCGCCAGCCTAAGCGCTGCTCTGGGTATTCAATAATAGCAAGCATAAACTGCGGGTTGCCATCTCTTGAGTTTTTCATGCGCTTGATTAGCTCTAACGTGCCGGTGTGCTTGGTAATGTTTTTCATTTTCTTTCTCCATGTTTTATATTGTTATATCTTAGTGATATCTTAAAGCTATCATGTGGTCAAGTGTAAATTTATTGACACATGGCAAGGCAGCGCCGGTTTGGCGCTGCTAAGCGATGGGTCATGCGAGCCATTGAATCTCTTTTGTTTTCGCGTCCTTAAAGATTGCCGAAGCTAATATTGAACGCGCATAAGTATGTCTTGAGGCGCTGCCTAAATTGGCCGTAGGGAAGTCTTCTTCTGCTAGCGTGATACATCCCATTTCGCCGCTTTTGCTGATGAACTCAGCGCACGTACCATTCCCAAAATCCGTTACCGTGGCGATGTATACTGCGCCGTCTGCGATGGCGTTTGCAAAATATGTTTTCATTTTAGATTCTCCGTGTTTTGCGTTGATATCCAATAGATAGCACAATGATATATATAGAGCAAGTATAAAATGCAATCAAACGCAAAAAAAGTGACGCGCAACACAGTGAAGCGTCACCACACAGACGCGCGCGCGAATACGCATTTTTTACCAAATGGTCAAATTTTTACCGACTGGTTAAAAGCACATTCTGGCGCGACTCAGACACAACATGTTGTGTTATGCATAGCTATGCGCTGCAATCATAGCGTAAGTCATTGATATTAAACGCACTTAACATAATAATTATTATGCGCCATGCCTTTAGCCATGCACCAGACGCAATCCGGCCAGCTTTCGCAGCTTGCAGGCGCAGAACCCCCCCCCGCCAAAGCTTTTCGCCGGTAGTGTTATTATTATACCCTCACACACACAAATCCCTGCACCCCCCATACACCCCCCTTGCTATCCTACGCCGCCCCACGTAAAATTTTGCAAAATTTGGGGAAAAGCAAATGGCGGGCAGAGCGTTAAAAAAGCGCATACTGAGCGATGTGGCCAAGCGCGGTGGCATAGATTACATAACGGACAAGGTTGCATCGGGCGTGACTTTGGCCAAGCTTGCGGAAGAATATAATTGCAGCCGGTCTTACCTAAGCGCGGCCATTAATTCTGTGCCGGACTACCGCGAGGCTTTGGAGCGCGCTAGGAAAGACAGCGCCGATGCTTTTGTTGAGGAAGGCTTGGCCATATTGGATGATCTTACGCACAAGCCTGACCTGACATCGACTGATGTTAGCCTAGCGCGTGAGCGTGTTCATCATCGCCGGTTTATGGCTGGCGCTGCGAATGTTGAGAGGTACGGCACGAAGCCTTCGGCTCAGGTGACGATTAGCTTGGGCGACATGCATTTGGATGCGCTGCGTAAGAACAGGTCAAGCATTATTGACGTTACGCCGGAGCCAGACAATGAGTGAAGCGCAAGCAAAACTGATGAAGGATTTTGTGACGCGGTACGCGCAAGATCCTGTGCGTTTTGTCAGGGAGATGCTTGGCGCTGAGCCGCTGCCATATCAGGCAGAGTTTTTGCAAGCCATTGCGGCTGGCGAGCGCAAGATTAGCGTTAGGTCTGGTCATGGCACGGGAAAGTCCACATCCGCGTCTTGGGCCATGCTTTGGTTTTTGTTGCTGCGGTTTCCGAATAAGGTTGTTGTGACTGCGCCGACCAGCGGCCAGCTTTTTGATGCTCTTTTTGCCGAGCTGAAACGTTGGATAAATGAGCTGCCCAAAGAGATATCGCAGTTGCTTACCGTGAAGTCGGATCGCGTTGAGCTTGCCGCTGCATCGTCAGAGGCGTTTATATCGGCCCGTACCAGCCGTGCAGAAACGCCGGAGGCGCTGGCTGGCGTTCACTCAGAGCATGTTTTGCTGGTTGTTGATGAAGCCAGCGGTGTGCCTGAGAAGGTGTTTGAGGCTGCTGCTGGATCAATGTCGGGCCACAACGCGACCACGATACTTTTGTCTAACCCGACCAGATCCAGCGGAACGTTTTACGAAAGCCAGACGAAGATGGCATCTAGCTGGTGGACGCGTCGGTGGTCGTGCGTAGATAGCCCGCTGGTGTCGGAAGAGTTTGTTGACGAGATGCGCGTGAGATATGGCGAGCAATCTAACGCGTTTCTTATCCGCGTCATGGGTGACTTTCCTCTTGCCGACGATGATACGATTGTGCCGTATCATTTGGTGGAGAGCGCCATGAAGCGTGATATTGAGCTTGCGCCGAATGCGAAGACTGTGTGGGCCATAGATCCGGCAAGATTTGGTAGCGACAGGACAGCGTTTTGTAAGCGTGAGTCTAACGTTATAACGGAAGTTAAGTCGTGGCAGGGTTTGGATCTGATGCAGACCGTGGGCAGGGTAATGGCTGAGTATGAGGCGTTGCCGCCCAGCCAGCAGCCTGATGA